CTGAAAGCCTACAAAAGGGCATTAAACGAGACTAGAGAAGAAATTGCCCATCTCTATATCAAATATGCGATTGATGGACAATTAAAGATGTCTAAACAACAAAGATATACTTTCCTAAAACAATTGGAAAAGCAATTGATAGAACAGGCTCAGGTATTAGGAAATATTGACTTAGATCATACTACCAAAATATTAAATGATATCTATCAGCAGTCGTATTATCAGACTGCTTTTGTTATTGATAAGGGTATAGAAACAACTCTTAATTTTACATTGCTTAATCCTAAAATGGTTGAAGCAGCTGTAAATGTTCCTATTGAGGGGAAAATGTTCAGTGATAGGATATGGAAAAATAAAGAGTTGCTAGTTAATCGTGTGAGGTCATCGGTTGAAAGGGGTATCATCCAAGGCAAAAGTATTGATAAATTAGCCAAAGATATTAAAGATAATTTCGGCAGTTCTGCCTATGAATCTCAAAGACTTATAAGAACAGAGCTAGGCCGTGTTATGGGTGAAGCACAAAAGAACATCTATGAATCTTCTTCTGCGATTAAAAAAATCATGTGGGATTCAACATTAGATTCAGAGACAAGACCAGAACATGTTTTGTTAGACGGTAAAACATGGGATGTTGATGATCCTAATAGAAAATATGCTCCAGAAGGAGTTAATTGTAGGTGTGCCACAATTCCAATCGTTAATGGCTGGCAACCAACCAAGAAAAGAGAAAATCAAGGTGATAAACCTATTATTGATTACACCTCATATGATACTTGGGCGAAATCAAAAGGGATTTAATAAAATTAAAGGAGGGATTAACTTATGGAAAACAATGTTTTTAAAACTCTGGACACGAATCTTGCTGCTTACTTATTATGCAATGGTGCTGAATACATCGAAGCAAGAAAAGAAGAAAATAAATGTGTTTTCGTTTTTACGAAGGATGAAAAAACAATGGAGATGTTTAATAAGTTTAAAAGTGACTCTTGGTTAAAAAATTACAATGACAATAAAAAGTTTTGTCTTAACACAATTCGTGATGTAAAAAACCAACAAGTGTAAGAAATAGGCTTAAATAGCCTGTTTTTAATATATTTATGGACTTGTAGGCGAGAACTACAAGGACGGAAGGAGAAAGAAAATAAATGGATCTTAATGAAGTTAAAAGTTTTATCGATACAAACATGGACAACGAAGAGGTTAAAAACTATATTGGCGGTTTTGTTACAGCCGATAGAGTAAATAATTTCTTGGATAATACTGAAGAGGGAAAAAAGATCATTCAGCCGAAGATGGACGGTCACTTTTCTAAGGGGCTAGAATCTTGGAAGAAAAACAATCTCGAAAAGCTAATTAGTGAAGAGGTTGCCAAACGCAATCCGGCAGAAACTGAAGAACAGAAACAAATCAGAGAGCTAACAGAGAGGCTTAATAAAAAAGAAGCAGATGAGAAAAGACAAGTTGTAAAAAACCATGCTCTTACGCATGCAAACAGTAAGAACCTTCCTGTAGACATCATTGACTACTTCTTGGGAGACGATGAAGAGAACACAACTCAAAACTTAACCAAATTAGAAGAAGTTTTGAATAAACAAATTGCTGTAGCAGTAGAAGAGAGACTAAAGGGTGGATATAAGCCTCCTGCTAGTGGTAATACAGATGAAACAGAAATACTTAAAGACCAAATTCGTAAGAGTTTAAATGGAAGTTATTAAAAAAGAAAAAGGATTGGTGATTTTATAATGGCAAATGTAATCGAATATGCAAAGATTTTTCAAAGTGAACTTGATGCTCAGATGGTAGCTGGTGCTACGAGTGGATATATGGAATTGAATTCTAGCATGGTTAAGTATAATGGCGGGAATGAAGTGAAAATTCCAAAAGTAGTTATGGATGGTATGGCAGATTATGATAGAGAAAATGGATTCGTAAAAGGTTCTGTAACTCTATCTTTTGAAACCCATCAATTGACTCAGGATAGAGGTAGAACTTTTAGTCTTGATGCAATGGATGTAAATGAATCTAATTTTGTGGTTAATGCTGGTTCAGTCCTTGGAGAATTCCAAAGAACTAAAGTTGTACCGGAAGTTGACGCTTATCGTTACTCTAAAATTGCTACTAAAGCGATTACCGGAAGTAAGGCTACAGGTGGATATACTGCAGCTTCCACAGATATAATGGACAAATTGTTAGCAGACATTTACAAAGTATATGATCTGGTAGGCGAAAGTACTCCGCTCGTAATTTCTCTTAATATGGGGATTTCTCCAATTTTAGATTTGTCCGACAAAATTACTAAGAGACTTGATGTAGTTGACTTTCAAAAGGGCGAAGTTGCGGTAAAGACCTTAGCACTTGATGGTATTCCCATTGTTCGTGTTCCGTCTGCAAGAATGAAAACTGCTTATGTGTTTAATGATGGGACAACTGCTGGTCAAGAAGCAGGTGGCTTTGTTGCAGATGTTGCAGCTAAAAATATCAACTGGATTATCAGTGCAAGAAATAGTGTTATTGCAGTATCTAAAACTGATATTCCTAGGATTTTTGATCCTATGACTAATCAGACTGCAAATGCTTGGAAGATTGACTACAGAAAATACCATGACCTATTTATTCCTGATAATAAAGTGGATGGTATCTATGTAAATATTAAGGAAGCACTTGTTTAATTATTATGGAGGATTAATTAATGCTTAAATTACAAAAGGGAAACGTGATTAAAATCGTTGATTCTTCCCTTAAACGTGACAAATTAATCGATATGGGGTTTGCTATAGTGCAGACCCCTATTGAATTTGAAGCAAATCAAGGGGAAGAAAACACTAAAGATATTAAATCAAAAGGAAAGAAGACACCGTCTAAAACAAAGGGTGATTAAATGCTTGAATTAATGAAAGAACTTTTGGGATTAGATCTAACTGATATTACTAAAGATAACATTCTTAATCATTTTCTTTCTAAGTCTCAAATAGCAATTAAAGCATATTGCAATATCGAGGAAATACCCGAGTCTCTCAATGATATTATTGTTGATTTAGCTATCTTTTTTTATAGGAATAGAACATCAGAAGGATTAAGACAATCATCTCAAGGCAGTAGAAGTCAAACTCTAATTGATGGAATTCCAGAGTCGATAAAATCTTGTTTACCATTACCTAAAGTCAAGTTGATGGGTTAGGTGATGCTATATGTTTTATGATAAAACTTTGAAATTAATGACTATTAGTGAAGGTTATGTTGATGAAAGCGGTATTTATCATATTGGTCAAGATGAAACTGTATTAAAAACTATTCCCTGTGATATTCAGCCATATTCTTCTGAATTGCTGTATCGTGATTATGGTTTTCAGGATCAAGTCAGTAAAAGGGTTTTTTGTGACTTAGACTCAGATATTAATAATGGTGGAATTGTTAAAGATGAGACAGGAAAAAGATATGTAATAAAAAAGAATATCCCTTGGGATGATTACTTGGATGTGATGCTTGATGATGAATAGCCCTTTTCAAAGGGCAATAAAGGATATGTCTAAACGCAGGGAGCAAGCTGTTGAGGAAGCGTGCATTATGATTGAAGCTGATGCTAAGTTATTAGCTCCTGTGGATACAGGCACATTGAAACGCTCAATTACCCACGCAGTAAAAAGCAACGAAAAATCAACTCAAGGTAGTGTGGGGACACCTGTTGAATATGCGATATATGCAGAACGTAAAAAGCCATATCTAGAACCTGCTGTAGATCAAAATTTAGAAGCAATTAAACGAAAAATTGCAGAGGTGTTAAGGCCGTGACAAAAGTAGTAAGGAATTATTTGCTTGCGGATGCTCAATTAAAGATATTGCTAGACAATAAGGAAGCAATATACCAAATTGAGAAACCAAAAGAAATAAAAAATGATACATATATTGTTTTCTTTTTAAAACCCTTATCAGGTGGGTTTGTGAAGGACTGGCAATTAGAATTTAGGGTTATCAGCTACGATTTAAGTAAGATTGTAGCCATACAGAGCAGATTGATAAAACTACTCGATGACCCTAGAGGGGAAATAATAATTAAAGATGAGGAAACCTTTATAAGAAGTATAAAACTTATAAATGGCGGTGGCTCCTGGAGGAACCCTGATACAGACAACTTTGAGATGGTTGTCTATTTTTTATTGAAAATATGAAAGAGGTGTATATAGATGGCTTTAGATTTTCAGGAAGCAGATCCTATTATATTGGGAAGCGGTGAACTATATCTTGGTACAGTAGCCAATCCAGAAACAGCAACTGAAATAGAAATCGAAGCGGCATTAAAAAATATTGGAGCTATTGAAAGCGGAGCAACGTTAACTTATAAGCCTTCAATTCAAGAAGTGAAAAGTGCAAATAGAGGAACCATAATGAGATTTGTAAGTGAGGAAGAAGTTACTTTCGATTGTGGAATCTTGACTTGGAAAGTTGATAATCTTGCTTTACTTGCTCCTGCAACAGTAGCTACAGATGGAACTACTGGCACAAAAACAGTTAAGATCGGAGCCAAGGGGATGCTGCCCGTGAACTATCTCCGCTTCTGCCACACAAAGAAGGATGGTTCTGGAACATTAACCGTTAATATTTCAAAGGCTCAGAATACAAACGGATTTAAGTTTTCATTTGATAAAGAAAATCCTTTATCTGTAGGATATGAATTTAGTGCGTTGGCAGATACAAGCGGTAATTTAGTTGATATTATTGAAACGTTTGAGATATAAGAGAGGAACTAAATAAATGAGTAAAATTATTGATCTTGGCTTATTGGTTCGTGAACCGTTGATTTTTAGAGATACAAAAGGCGAAGAATATACGATTCCAGGCGAAATCGATCTAGGTTTTGTAATGAAACTTACTCTATATAAGGATCAGATTCAAAAGATTAAGAGTGAAGCTGATGCAATTAAAAAAATGCAGGATTTAGTTGTTGATATTCTTAGTCTGGATGTGTCAAAAACTATTACATTGGAATTTGTAAGGGAAAGATTTAATGATATTAGATATCTAAAGGCCATTGTTGAAAATACTATGGCATTTATTCAAGAGGTTGCTAATGACCCAAACTCCAATTCCCTAGAATCTACCAAGGGGTAAAAGGTAGTTCTAGGGGTTCAGACGATATCGAAATGATGGAAAATATCAGTTACTTAATCTTAAAAAGTAAAATGAGTTTTCCAGAAGTGATGCATCTACCCTATGGTGTATTTCTATCTCTCCTTAAACATTTTAGGATATTTGACATACAACAATCACCTGAAGGCAGGAAAATGTTGGCTAAAGCAAAGATATTATATGAAACAGAACCGGAAATAGAGAGAATAAAGAATTCTAAGTTCTATAAAGGGGTAACAGGTTAATGCTTGTTGCTCCTTTTATTGTTAGGTGGTGATTAATTTGTGTCCACGATAGATTTAGCAACATATTCATACAACCTTGAATTAAGTGATAAGAGTTTTACTTCCGGTATGCAAAATGCCGAGAGATCAGTTGATGGATTTCAAGGAAAAGCAAGCGGATTAACTTCTTTCCTTAAAACTTCTGTAGTAGCCGGAATTGCAGCCGTTGGTGTTGCTTTAGCAGGAGTCGCAGTAAAAGGGGTTAAAGACTTTGTTGGCTTTGAACAACAAATGAATGAAGTTTTTACTCTTTTACCGGATATTTCTGAAAAAGCTATGTCCGATATGACCGAACAGGTTAAAGACTTTTCAAAAGAGTTTGGGACACTTCCAAATGAAGTAGTTCCTGCCCTTTATCAAAGCATATCGGCGGGAGTACCTGAAGATAATGTATTCTCTTTCCTCGAAACTGCTCAGAAAGCAGCTGTAGGTGGAGTAACAGAATTAGAAACGGCTGTTGATGGTATTAGTTCAGTCATAAACGCTTATGGAACAGATGTTTTAGATGCTACTCAAGCAAGTGACTTAATGTTTACGGCTGTTAAACTTGGTAAAACAGATTTTGCTCAATTATCCCAAAGTCTATATAATGTCATTCCTACAGCTTCTTCTTTGGGCGTTGAGTTTGGAGATGTTACGGCAGCATTAGCAGCTATGACAGCACAGGGTACGCCTACAAGTGTTGCAACAACTCAGCTAAGACAATTATTTGTAGAGTTATCTAAAGAAGGTGGAAAAGCATCTCAAACATTCCAAGAGTTGTCTGGCAAATCATTTAAAGACTTTATTGATGAAGGCAACAATGTTCAAGACGCTCTTCAACTCATGGAGCAATACTCAATACAAAGTAATCTTGGAATTAATGATTTGTTTGGTTCAGTTGAAGCTGGAAATTCGGCACTTGCTTTGACTGGTAAAGGAACGGATGTATTTGCCAATAATTTAGTCGAAATGGCTGAATCAGCAGGTGCTACAGATAGAGCATATGAAACTATGGAGCGAGGAATTGGTCGCTCCTTTAATAAGATTAAAGCTAATTTGGCTACAATGGTTTTAGATGTTGGTGGTAAACTTGCTCCTACAGTTGCAGAGATGGCTGATTGGGTAGTAGTAAATATGCCGATTATCCAAAGCACTGTTGAAGGTGCTTTAAATTTTGTTGGTCAAGTTATTTCTGTAGTTATTGATTTGCTTAAGATTTTGATAAATGGACTAATATCGCTATATGAAAATAATAAAGAAATATTCGATGGTATCGTAAGTATCATCAGTACGGCATTCGATACGATAATGGGTTTATTTGGACTCGTGACCGCATTACTAAAAGGTGACTGGACAGCGTTTGGGGAAGAGTTAAATAATATTACTCAGAACGTTTTTAAACTCATTGAAGATATATTTGATCTTGGGTTTAAGGTTATAACAACAATTTTGCTAAATGCAGTTACCAGTTTTAAAACTTTAGGGACGAATATCATGAATGCCTTACTTAATTCATTTAAAGCAATTTGGAATTTGATAACTACATGGTTTAGTCAAGCTATAGGTGGATTATTAACCTGGTTTAAGGAGTTATATAAAAGTTTTTATAATGTGGGTTCAGATATATTTACAGCTATTTGGGATGGTATTAGATCAGTTTGGGAGAATTTATCTTCTTGGATTACTGAAAAAGTAAACTGGCTACAGGATAAATTATCTTTTTGGCGTTCCAGTCAGTCTGAAATGTCATCTGCTGATGATAATGACGGTAATAATCCTGCTTATGCACAGGGTATGCCATTTGTTCCTGAAACTGGATTAGCTTTGCTTCATGCGGGAGAGATGGTCGTACCTGCTCAGTATAACCCGTATAATCCTGCAAATAAATCTGGAAGAAGTGAGGCTTTATATACCAGTGGAGAATCCTTTAATATTTACGGTAATATTAATATAAATAAGGTTGATAATCTAGAACAATTTACAAGACAACTCAAACAACGTGCAAGACTAGTTTAAGAGGTGCAAAACGAAAAATGGTTTTGAATGATATCGATATAATTAAAGCAATAGAATATTATGTCGAAAGAACGACAAGAAGAATTTTTAGAGAAGAGTTTAAGAAGCTTGGAGTACTATGTACAAATAGTGCAATTGTTGAAAGCGTCAACGCAGATGGGACAGTAAACGTAAAACTACCGATGGAAGAAGAAGTACTTCAAAATC